AATCATCTGAACTTAATGTTGTGCCATTTATTTTTACAGCACCTAGTGTAACATTACCTGTACCGCTTGGTTGGATGCTGATGTCAGCATTGGAACCATTCGAACTGATTGCGTTCGTTGTAACCGAACCTGCTGTGATGTCTCCTCCAACTATGACACCACTTGCTGTTGTTTCTAATTTTTTGACATTATCATGATACAGTTCAACTGCTCCATCGGCAATACCCCTTACCATAAGTTCTGTATCGGTATCCTTAGAAAGCACTACTTCGTTATCACTCTGCAAGTGAAGGTTTCCTGTTCCTACTTCTCGTACTATTGAATGAGTTCCGTTGTGGAATATCTTTAGGTCTTCGGCATCACCAAATGCCGCATAGTTGTCACTGACACTACCATCAGGTAGCCGTAACTTTCCTATTACGTCAACATCCTCTGCCACTGTGATCTTTGTGGAATCATCTGAACTTACTGTCGTGCCGTTGACTCTCAATGCACCCAACAACACATCACCTGTACCACTTGGCTGTATGCTTATGCCTGCGTTTGATCCATTTGATGAGATGACATTTGTTGTCAAACTGTTTGCTGTGATGTCTGTTGCTGTGAGATCACCTTTTATGGTAGTATCACCGCTTTCGTCCACTTTGAAAATAAAAGTGGTTTCGGTTGGTGAACTGTCTGGGTTTGTGTTGTTGAAAATCCTGAATGCCTGTCCTGAGTCACCACCATTGGAGTCCAGAAACATGTTGATGCTTTTCACACTGCTTAGGACAGTGTTGTTGTCTTGTCCAAACTGTGTCACAGTGAAGTCCATGAAACTCACTGTTCCTGACTGTGCATGTGTAATTCTGTTGCCGTTGGTCACTAATTTTGCGCCAAATATAGCGTCGCCGCCTTCGCTCATATCAAATGTCAATGGCGTAACTGTGGCTCCGCCATCATTGCCTTTGAAGATAAGATCTTGGTCTTGTGCCGATGACTTGACCACAAAGTCTGCTGTGACTCTGCTGAGTCTACCAAATTCTGTGCCGTCATCCTTCAATATTAGATCGGCATTGTCAACATCAACTATTAGATCGCCACCCGAGTCTAAATTAATATCGCCAGTGCCTGATGATGCAATTGTGATAGCCGCATTTGAACCATTAGCGGAGATCTCATTTGTTGTGACCGAACCTGCTGTTAGGTTGCTGACTTCAAGACTGCCTGCGTTGACGGATATGGCACCTGACTTGTCTGCCGCAGTTGCAGTTGTAGTTCCAAAAATAAATGAGTCTGTGTCCTCTTTCCACAGTATTGCGGCGTTGTCGCCTGCTGATCCTCTTTCGATTATGATACCTGCACTGTTAAGGTTTGCAGATGCACCTGTGTTTAATTCTATTATGTTGTCTTCGATGGTAGTATTCGTGGTGTTGACAGTGGTTGATGTGCCTCCTACCGTTAAATTACCAGTTACACTGACGTTTAAACTGTCAAGATTGATTGTGTTAGAACCAGAACCTGAGTTGTAACCGTCACCGGCCTGTATTGTGTAATCACCCGAAGTACGTAAAGTTTTACCCATTTGTTATTATTTATAAAAGAATTGGGGGAGTACAAAACTCCCCCAACTAAGCACGTGTGTGTGGTTATTACTCAGATACGATGTCAATGTTACCGTGTCCAGACTCAATAGAACCTTGAATGTCGGTTCCTAGAGAGTACGGTACTGTACCTGTGTTTCCACCTGAATCAACGTAGTGTACTGTGTTGTTGTAGAATTTTTCTACGTAAGCCACTGTTGAGTCATCTAAAGTAACTTGCACCATGAACTGGTTAGACGTGTTTTGCAAGTTTGCTGGTGAGACGGCTTTCAATTCATAAACTGCTTCAGTTGAATCTTCTAAGTGAATCTTGAATAATTTTGATCCTCTTTGTGATACAATGTAAGCGGTTGTTGAATCAACTTTTGCTCCACCTGATGGTCTATAAGCCGTTACCGCAATCTTACCTGCAAAGTCGCCACCGAATGCTCCTGAGGCGCCAGATAGTTTACTTTTTTTGATAGGTCTTCCCATTTGTTTTCTCCTTTGTTAGGAGTCCAATGCCAGTTCTCCTGGCTACGCGGTGGTTACTCCGCATAAGTCTTTTGCATGTGTGCAAAAGCACGTTTGAACTGATAGTATTTACCAAATTTTTTGTGAAGTAAAACACCTATAAAAAAGGTGGTGCATACAATCCGTTAAATTTACACACCACCTTTAGGGTTTTCGTACTTCTAGATTTTTTATCGATTATTTTCTGTTGTAGATATGATATAAAATCCAAACTGCTACTAATCCAATCAGACCTTGATCTGAGAATCCTTGCAGTACGCTCTGGACATTTCCAATTACAGAAACGTTTGGCCAGAACGGAATACCTTGACCATTAAAAAGGATTTCTAAAACAATCCCCAACGCGATTAAACTTACTCCCACGTCGGCTATTGCTTTTGCCCATCCTTTTACTTTCATCATGATATCCATATTGGACCTCCCTTGATGTTGTAGTTTCTTATGAAACTAGAATTATTTAGAAGTCAGGGCCACCAACTTAACATACCATATTTGGTCTACGATGTGTATGAAGTGAAAGTTTTTTCTTTATCTATGCACAAAACTCTTTGTACAAGAGGTAATCATAGTGATTGTACTGTCTGTGCCAATCTTTGAATTCTTCAGACAGGTCATCATATTTGGCAACAGTGTTGTAATCTTTGTCTGATAGATTTGATTTCAATCGAGGTTCGGCATCAACTTGTAACATCTTTGCTATGTCATTCCAACTGTCTTCAAAATGTTTTGTGTCATACACTTTGGCCACTTTAGTTTTTAAAACTTCTCTAACATGATTGTATCTGTGTTCCATTGACACCGAATCATGCTTCCCACAATACTTGCCGTATAACCAAAGCACCATAAAGTTTCCGTTCATCATGGATAGATGTGTAGCAAAGTCCTTGTGCAGTTGATTGTTAAATTTTGAATCATAATTGAAATGACTTAGATCTCTTGATAAAGGTTCTCGTAACCAAACAAAATGTTCGCCAGGTTGAGTGATATTTGTATAATGTCCCATAACAATTGTTGCATCTCCTGATGTTTTTTGTTTGTAAGTTCTTAGAAACGCTTGTTTAATTGATTCTTTGTAATTAAAGTTGGGATCTTGGCTTACTCTGTAATATCTAATATCATCGTAAAGCGGATACACAACAAGTGTTGATCCTGCTGGCAACTGTCCTATGCTTTCTCTGTGCGATAATCTCAGTTGCAATGAACTACCTGCGGTTTTTGGTATGTGATGAAAACAATACTGCACAAGGATATTTAAATGCAGAATGCACTGCCACAAAAAAAGGCAACACAAGGTTGCCTTTTAATGATTAATTTGTTTTTTTGATTTTGTTAAGTATGTCTTGACCAAAAAAGTTTTCGTACTTGTCGTATAATGGTGAAAATATTTTTTCTAATTTACCAACTTCGCTGTCTGACCAATCAATCACTTCTGCAATACCCAAGTCTGCTTGTTTTTGCTTACTTGTTTTAATTTCTTCTGCATCTGCTACTGATTTTGCTCTTTCAGTTCTTGATGCTTTAAGTGCCGCAGTTTTGAACGCTTCTTTATCATTGACATCAAGACCTGACCAAAAAGAATCGTTCAACATTATTGCTGTCAAGTACATAGAGTGTCTTGTATCCGCAACGTATTTTTGTGTGTTTCTTGTGTCAGCATGATATCTTGGATATGTTGTTTGTGTCATGTGCCCAACTTTGCCGTCGACTAAGTTATAAGTCTTTTCTGCTTTTAATAAGTCAATCATATCTGCTAAAACAGGATTTCTTGATCTAGTAAATGTCTTTCCAACAAAGTCTTCAACTGTTCTCAACGGTGTTTCTGATGCTGTGCATCTGTATCCGCCTGAATATGTGTAAGCAAGTCCACGAACTCCAGTTTTTTCATGCAAATGTGCAAATAAATCTTTTCCTATGTCGCCTTCAAAAACTTTTGCCGCATGTTCATGGCTTTTGAATAGGAACGGCATTGATAAAGCGTAAAAATCAGTTGCATCAAAGTCTCCTAATATGTCTGAAAATATTTGACTTACTTGGACTCTGCCTTCTTTTAATTCTGTAAATGGATCGCACACCACGCCATCAAGATATTTGTCTTGATAATCTGTAAGTGTTAAAATTTCAATCTCAAATTTGTTGTCTGTTAAATGATCTAGATGTCTTTGAAAATCTTCCGCAGTTCTTATAAACAACTCTGCTGGTTCATGAAATAATAACCATTTAATTTTGTGTTTTGCCATGAGTATACTCCTTAAATTCTGTATATGGTAATATTTATACCTGTAATTTGCTTTCCAAGTCAAAATTGTGTATTAGGGCAAAATACCACAACAACGGGCCAAGTTTAGCCACTAATTCGTCTCCTTCTTTGGTGTATGCACCCACAATATCATAGTTGTCTATTGTCCAAATATCGGTATTATCTTTAGCCTTGAACAATTTTTGTAAAGCGTTCACAGATATTGACTTAGTTTGAAGTATTTTCTGCATAATAGGTTTGTTTTCAAGTAAATGTGTCCATTGATTTTCAAGCGGTTGTTGATAGAATGCTATCTCTTTGGCATTTGATACTAATTGTTGGAATTGCCAATGTTTAATCAAAAAGTCAATTTGATTTTTAACATTTTTTGTGTGTTTTAATGACGAAATAAAACTTTTACTATTATCAGACACAGTGGTCAGCCTAGGATACCAAGACTGGACAATAGCATGAAAGAATTTATCATGGTTACTGTTCAGTATTATGATTTCGTCTAATAAAGGAGTGTCCAATAGTGTGTCTAGATACTGTAGATATTTTAGAGTTGGCTTCTGCATAATTTTAACACAAGGACATATCAACACAGTTTTGTTTTTGATGTGGTCAGCAAAGTTTTTTTGTTTGAATTGGTTATCTATGAAAAATTCTGCGGTGAAGTTGAACATTGTGTATATTTAAAAACCTCATACCACCGCCACAAAAAAAGGCGGATATAAAACCCGCCTTTTTTGTAAACTCGATTACTTGAATTTTAAGTTTGCTGAACTGATTCCTACTAAACCTACGTAGTCAGCCGCGTTACCTAGTGAAGATGCAGTGTTTGTTAATTCAACATAACCGTATCTTGTTAGGAAACCAACAACTGGTTCGAAAGTTGCAGGATCAAGTACAACACCACTTGACATTAAAGGTATGTATGGGCAGTAGAACGCCGGAGCGTCTGCCTCACTTGCACCTTTGTAACCAACTAATACTGAAGTACCGTCAGCCGCGTATGCGTCTACGTATATTCTCATAGATGCGTTAAGTGTTCCTACAAATTTAGTATTTGTTGGAGCCTCAAATGCACCTTCAGTTGATCTTGCAAATGCTGAAGTTGTTGCAGATTGAAGAATAGTTAAAGCAGTTGGAGATACTACTGCGTAGTTTCCAGCGCCTCTTCTTGTTCTTGTTGCGATTTGGTTAGCAACTCTGTTGATTAACACAGCCAATGCCGCGTGTTCATCACCAACGAATGTTGCAGTACCAGATACAGCAGATTGGTCAAAAGACTCAGAAGCCGAACCGGCTAATGTTCTTAATGAACCAATGATCTCTTGGTCGATCTCAGCAGTAATCTCTTGAGCAAGTGCCGCCATGATTTCTGCTTCTACATCAATCCCTTGTTGTGCTTGTGCATCTTGAGCCGCTTCAAACGTCCATCTAGCAGAAAGTTTTCTAGATTTCGCTTCAACCGGTTGTTTCAAGATTTGGATTGATAGTCTCTTACCACCAGTACCTTCTAAAGATGCTGTTGAAGCCGCTTTAGGAGTTGAGTTGTTCTGGTTACCAGAGTATGCTTTCGCAATTTTGAATGGAGATAATGCTTCTTCACCAGCAGTTGTGTTTGAACTTACTGTGTCTGCATATCTTATTCTTAATGTGTGGATCTGTCCAACCGGACCAGTCATTGGTTGTACACCAACGATCTCGTTCGCGATTACAGTAGGCATAACCCTACGTATTACTGGAAGAATCACACGGTTTAACGTAGCAACGTTACCAGCAGAAGTGGCACCTGCAGTTGCCTGCTCAGCCAAGTACTTCTTAGTGTTTTCTAAGACTACATCCATAGTCTTTTTCTTGTTGCCTTGTAAACCTTCGGTTAGGGCCGCTTTAGTTTCGCCCCATTTTGATTCAAATATCTCTGACATTTGATATTCCCCTTAGTTTATTAAACACCCGCCAACTTACGGATGTCAGTTAAATCAGCATCTTCTCTTTGTGCTCTGTCGCCACTTGCTTCACTAATAACTTGTTTAGTGGATGCAACTGGTTTGTCAGCCATCACGTGAGGTAGATACTTGTCAAATGAAGCCTGCAACTTGTCAGTTTGTACACTTTCAAGTAGTTGTGCCATAACTTCACTCTTTTGATTGCCCAATGGTTTGAGCATCTCGGCCATTTTTTCCTTGCGTTCCATCAAGTCCGCTTGTCTTTTGGCTTCCGCCTCTTTGGACTCAATCACCGCTTGTTTCTCTTCAACGGCCTTCTCAGCGTCTTTTAATTTAAGTGTAGTTTCATCCACAACTTTCATTAACTTCGCAGTCTCAGATTTCTCATTTAAGTAAGAATTCTGGTACTCTGAAGCAAACGCCTCGAATATTTTCTTACCAAAGTTGATTTCTCTTGCAGATGTGATGTCTTCTTTCAGTGCTTTGATCTCTTCTGAAAGTTTTTTGTTCACTGCCGCTTCTACAACTTTAGCAGATTTTGTAATGAAAGCCTCTTTCATCTTAGCCATTTGTTTTTTGGCTTCGGCTACTAGTTTGACTTTCGTTTCCACAACGCCTTTTTTGTCTTCATGGAACTCTTTAATTTCTTTTGCAAGAGCATTTACTACAAACTCTTCCATTTTCTTAAAGTTTTCATGAACACCTTTTCGGTCATCGTGTAGTTCTTTTAACTCTTCTGATAATTTAGAAAGTATAAAAGATTCTAATTTAGCAGAATGTTTGCCTACGTTTTCTTTGTAAGCAATTTTTTCTTGTGCTAATGCTTTTCTGTCTTCAACAAACTTAGTGATTTCTTCAGATAATTTCTCAGTCATCATTTTGTCTATTGCTTCGATCATGTTAGATTTGTCATGCTCATATCTTTTAGCAAACTCTTCTCTTAACTCAGCACTAACAGTTTCTCTGTTTTCTTTGATTTTGTTGTCCCAAGCCTCTTGGATGCTCTTTTGTACATCTTCTGAGATAGCGCCTGATTCAACAAGTTTTGATATTGCGTCGATCATCTTATTTTAGGTCCTTTATTATGTTTGTAAGTGCCTCTTTGAGGAACTTTTGTGCTTTTGCATCATTTCTCACTTCAGCCGCCAACCCTTTTGCCATGTTACCACCCTTGGTGTTCATTAGGTGTTCGTAAATTGGCGTTGGGTAAGCACCTGGTGCCGAAGGTTGGGCCACAACATCAACTGTGATGATCTCAAAGTCTGAAACTTCACCGCCACCGTATTCAGAAATGTTACCACTTCCTCTTGACGATACGCCTAATTTCACACCTGATTCCAACATAGTTTTGACAAGTTGACCCATTGGTGTTGGTAAAATTTTCATTTTACCGTATCCATTTGGACCGTCCATCCACATTTCAGTAATCATATGTGACACACGATCCAAATTAATTTTTAAATCATCTGGATGGTCTACTTCTCCGAGAACAGAATAACCTGAACTGATCTGGTCATTGAGTGTCTTGGTTGCTTTTGCAATCTCCGATACAGGATAAACTCTCTGATTGGCATTTTTGATGCCTCCTTGAATACAGATACCTTTCATGTACAAATCTTTGCCGTGTTCGCCTTCGTGTAAGATCTGTACTCTAGCCTGATCGTAAGTTAGATGTTCTCTAAGATATAGCGACATTCCAAACTCCTTTACCTATGACTAGCAATTACTTGCCAGTGATTGGTGATTTAGCAGATTTTTCTGATCCGTCAGCAGTAACAGGTTTCATCTCTTTTTTGTAAGATGTACCTTTGTCTTTGCCTGGTGAATTTTCAAAATCACTCATTTTCTGAGCATTCGGAGCCGGTCTTCCTTTTTCATCTGCACCACCTTGGTTAATGCCTTTTGCGTTGGCACTGTTTACTGGTTTGTTGCTTGATGATTGTAATGGAGACTTGGCACCTTTGTCTGAATGGTCAGCAGTGTCGGCAGATTTTTGGATTTTGTATTCATCCATTTTTTTCTTATCTTTATCTTTGCCATGCATTGCTTCTTTTTTCATGCCTTTATCTTTGCCATGCATTGCTTCTTTTTTCATGCCTTTTGCATCTTTGTGCGCCGCTTCCATTGGAACTTCCGCTTCAACTGGAGTTTCTGCTGGCATTTCAACAGTTTCGTCTTTTTCTTCGTCGTCACCGTCTTTCTTTGCCATCATTTGTTCGAATTCTGCTTTTAATTCGTCTAAAGCATCTTCTAAATCAACAACTCTGTCTTCCATGTCTTCAGCATCATCTTCTTTGTCGCCATCCATGTCTTTTTCCATGTCATCAGCGGCTTTATCACCACCCATGTGCATTTCTGATGCGCCTTCTTCGTCTGCTGAGATATCTTTGACTAATTCGTCAGTAGCATCGCCACCAACTTCTTCAATTGACTCTTCTTCTGTTTTTTCAGATTCTGTTGCTTCGTCTTCTATTTCAACAACTTCGTCAACTTGTTCGTCTGATTTAGACTCTTCTGAAGTTTCTTCTACTTTGTCTTCTGTAGATTCTTCTGAAGTTTCTTCTACTTTATCTTCTGCTTCTGTTTCTTTTACTTCTTCTTTTGCAGGCTCTTCCGCTAAACCTTCGTAGATATCTCTTGATTTTTCTACTACTATTTCATGGAAAAGTGCTTCTGCTTTGTCGTTTTCTTCGTTGATTAGTAATTCTAATAACGATTCAAATTTATTGTTTGACATTTTACACGTGCTCCTTGTTTAATATCGATTTGTACTTATAAGCAGTAGTATTTACAACAAAACGGCAAAAACGGTGCTAGAATAGGCCCTAAAAAGGTGTCTTTTTTAGGATTTTATGGTGAGATTGAATTGTTTTACAAAATCTTCTTTGATCAGATGGGATAAATTTTCATTCCAGGCAAGATCTTTTGGCGTGAACCAGTCTTTTGGTATCACACGATGGAATTTAATTCCGGCAAAGTCTTTCAAACAACGTTTGGTTTGATTCATCCAATTACCATAAAACGTTGCTTCGTCTTTGGCCCGTTTATAGTTACGGGTATCTTTAAAAACATTATTAAATTTAAAGCCTGAACCCTGGCTATGCCCTTGATAATCAAAACCTAGTATATAAATGTCCTTATATCCATGCTCACAGGCCATTCTCAGTGCTGTGGGACCACTTGACCAGCCTAGGCTGGGTTTGAACCACTGCACATGATCCAGTATTTTCTTGTGTTTGGCATATTGCGAATTGTAGTTGGACCATACTTTATTGTTGATAGCATAATCAGTCTCGCCAATTTCCAAAAGCATTTTGGGATCAACTGCCACAAGATAATGTGGAGTGTCAGTTCTATATACACCGTTACAGGCATACACTGTGCCGTGTGCTTTGAGTTCTTCAATCTGTATGCCTCTGCGGGATTCTCCGTTCCCTAATACAAATGCTGTGTCACCCATTACAGTGTTAAGTTATCGTCTGGTGCGGGAGTGCCGTACATTTTTTGAACAAATACGGCTTCTTCTTTCTGCTGTGCATCGTGTTGTTCTGATGCCAGTCTCATTTGGTTGATGTCTCTGAGTGTGAGTCTAGTTTTTCTGGTGTCATCTTTGTCTAGCACAGATATATCATTGTCAGGTTCGTAGTTTTTGTCCTGCTCAAAGCCGTTTTCGGTGTGTACAAAGAATTCATTCAGTTTCATAAACGTATTTAACCTTGTCCTGGAGTACCACCACCTGTGCCGCCTGGCACTGTTCCGCCACCGCCTGGTGTTTGTCCTGGTGCTCCTGTGGCCGGTGCCTCTGGATTTGGTGAATCTGGCTCTGCTGTCGGTTCAGCAAACTGATCTAAATCACTGGCAATACCTGCCTGTGTGATACCTGCACCACGCAGTTGATTTGCTTTGGTTTTCTTGCCTTGTGGCACATTGTTTTCTTCTGCCCACAGTTCAGCATTTCTTGCCATTTCTTCTTCACTCAATCCTAAAAATCTTTTCAGTGCAAAACGTTTACTCATGTAAGGCAGTTCTGCCACCTGTGAGAATGATTGTATACGTGCTTGATCCATTTCCGTTTGTCTATACTGAGCAAAGTTCTGCGGTGGATTCAGTTTCAGTTCAAACATACCGTTGTCTATGTTGTAACCTTTGGATCTTACCCATAGTTTAAATTCTTCATCAAATGTAGGATTCAACATGCTCTGTAATCTTGCACAATATTTGTTGAATCTCAATTCTTGGATGTATGCTGTGCCCACTCTGCCATCGTTATACTGCTGTTGTGAATCATCTGGACCAGTTGGTAGGTATGAACTTGGTATTCTTAGACCTCTGAACAGTTTGTTTGTAAAGAATTTAAGATCATCTATCTCACCAAGGTTAGTACCTCCTGGTAGTGTGTCCACTTTAGATCCTCTTCCTTCTGCTGTCTGCGGAAAGAAGTAGTCTTCGTTGATACTCATTGGATTGTATGTGGCGTCAATAAAGTTTGCACCACCAGATGTGCTTGGAATTCTTCTTTGGTTTATTTCATTTTTTACTCTTTCAACAAACTGCATGGCCAAGTGTGTTGGCATGTTACCCACGTCGATATAGAACACTCTTCTTTCAGGTGCTCTTTGTACCCTGTAAATTATGATTGCGTCTTCCAGTAATTCTTTCTGTTTGTAAACTTTGAATACCTGTTCCAATACCGATTGTCCAAACGGAAATAAGTTGTCCATTCCATCTGACATACTCATGTGCACCACATGTTCTGCGTTGATGTTGTACGCATTCATTGTTTTATAGAAACGTCCACCCTGTGCCTGAGCAAATCCTGTCATGTTGTTGGTGGCACCTGCATTGGCATAACTTGATCCATATGCGGCTGTACCGCCACCAGTGGTTCCACCGCCACCATAAGTTTGGTTTGGCGTAATCTGTGTGGCACTCAATCTTTGTAAGTTGGGATTGATATCTCTGATCACATACTGCTCTGGCTTTTTGCCTTCTGATTCGTTGACAATCACTCTGTCTACTTTGGCGTTATCAATGAACAACCATTTGTATGTTTCAGGATCTCTCACAAAGAAGCAATCTCCGTACTTCAATGCGTTACGAAATATTCTAAATATTCTTTTATTGAGTTTGTTGCCTTTGCACCATTGTTGTAGTGCTTTCTTTAATAGTTTGACTTCGTGTTCTGTGGTCTCGTCTTTGAACACTATGTCAAACGGAGTTTCATTTTCTTGATTCTTTTGTGTAGAAAATTCTGCAAGTATGTCCAGAGCCGCATTGATCTCAGAATCCGAATCCATTTGGTCATACTGAAAATACCTCTGTATTCTGTTAGGATGTCCTGTGTACACATCAGGCAAATAAGACGAATAGTTTCTCTTGGCAAAGTTGGGAACTTTTTCACCAGATATTGGAGACAAGTTTGCGTCTTTAAAATATTTTTTCCAAGC